AATTAACGAAGGCAAGGAACAAGATCAAGCCGCTGCCATCTGTTATGAAACATGGAGAAATAAAATGAACTCTCAAGTTAAAAGCTTTACTATTAAGAAAATTGAAAAGTAATGTCACAATCACATCCGGGAAATAACCACGCAGAATACTCACTCGATGAAATGAAACTGCTTATCCGTCAATATGTTAAACATATCGAAGAAGGATACAGCAAAGAATCATTTGTGCCTTGTGATTATCGTACTATTGAAAGCCATCTGCAAAAATATGCAACTGATTTGCAATCCGAAAAAAAGTTAGTCGAACAAGCTTTTAGAGGCAACCGATTATTCTGGGAGGAACGAGGCAAAAAAGGATTGATGGTTGGTAAACGATTCAACGCAACTGTTTGGATATTTAACATGAAGAACAGATTCAAAGATGAATGGATGGATAAGATAGTGAGAGAGAATAACGATAAGGTTGATGCCAACGTAAACCATACTGGAAATATCACAGTGAATTTTGGAAATAACTCTATACACACCACACAAGAATCAGGAGAAAATCCACCAATCAATCCTGAATGATCCTTATAAGTATTACGTTCTAAACATTGGTAGGCAGTTTGGGAAATCCTTACTTGCCATCAATCAGATGTTGTACTGGGGACTTCAGCGACCTAACTCAAAGATTGCCTGGATAAGTCCGATATATAAACAAGCCAAGAAGGTATTTGACGATATTGATTCAGCAATTTACAAAACACCAATATGTGCTGAACGTAATAAGTCAGATTTAAACTTTAAACTTCTTACAGGTTCAACCATTCAATTCTTTTCTGCGGAGAGATACGATAACATTCGTAGTTTTACTTTTGATTACCTTGTTTGCGATGAGTTTGCGTTCATCGATGAAGAAGCTTGGACTGAAGTATTGAGAGCAACTGTCCTGGTCCATGGTAAGAAGGTGCTGTTAATATCAACTCCAAAAGGTAAGAACCATTTCTACCAACTGCATCAGCTTGATGGGATAAATCCCCAATACAAATCTTTCACGATGACTTCTTATGATAACCCTATCATTAAGCCATCCGAAATTGACGATGCTCGTATAACGCTTCCCGACCACGTTTTCAGGCAAGAATACCTTGCAGAGTTCATCGATGGAGGTGCTTCGCTATTTCCTGATTTAACTATTAACGACCAACCCGAAAAGACTGGTAGATACTTTGCAGGTATAGATGTTGGTAGAGCAGAAGATTATACTGTTTTAACTATATTCAATGACAAAGGGCAGATGGTACTTTGCGAACGATGGAGGCAAATGCAATGGTCATCAATAGTTAAACTTGTTGCTGAAGTTTTAAAAGATTACAGACCTGAAACCTATGTAGAGATTAATTCAGTTGGTGATGCTGTTTACGAAATGCTTCAGGATGAACTTAAAGGTATTATCTACATCGAGCCATTTATGACCACATCAAAGTCAAAGCAGGATATGATTGAACAGATGATGGTAGCTAACCAAAACAAAGAATTTACAATACTATCTGATCCTGAAATTAAAAAAGAGTTTAATTTGTTTACTTACGAATATAATCCAAAAACGAGAAACGTAAAGTATTCAGCACCATCAGGATTCCATGATGATATTGTGATGTCAACAGCCATAGCCTTTCAATCTTACAAGATTAATAAACTTAAAGGTGTCGGTTTTACATTGCGATGACAACAAAACAAAACTTAATAGCACTTTAAAATATATGGGCAAATTACCAAAGGATTACAGCGAAGTTACCATCAGTCAGCTTATCGAACTTAAAGCGATTGATGATGACAAGACTATTGACACCGAACCAGCACCTGAACTTACTCGATCACTTTTAAGATTGTCAGTTTTCAGTGGAGTGCCATATGAGAAACTTGAATCCATGCCATTGGCAGAATTAAAAGAGGATATCAAGAAGATGGAATTTCTCAACACTTTACCATCTGACAAAAAGATTGAGTGGTTCAAGTGCGGAGGTTACTGGTGGAAAGTAAACTTTGATATTACTAAACTTACAGCAGGAAATTACATCGATATGGATATGTGGGTGAAAGATCCTGAAATGATTTTAAGTAATTCCCACAAGATACTTTCTGTATTCTGTCAGCCGTTCAAGTGGTTGCGTAAATACAACAAGTTAACTGATGAAGAGAAGTATGAAAAACTTAAACATTGTCCTGTGTCAGTTGCTTATCCTTTGTCGGTTTTTTTTTGCAATCTCTTCAACAACTTAATCGCAAGTATTCCGGACTCTTTACTCAACGAGTCGAAACAACTGATGAAGGAAGCACAAGACCTTCGCAACCTCAATTCCCTAAAGAGTTAATGTGGTTTCAGGTGCTTGATTCACTATCAAATAGCGACAGAACGAAATGGGATTACTTCATTAACATGAATGTGATTGCTTTCCTTAATACGCTGCAATACTTTAGGATTAAAGAAAAACATTTGGAATATCACCGTAGATTAATGAAGCATGGCTATCGATAAAAAATTAATTGACAATCTGATTGGTAATCTTGGTGTTGAGAAAAGCGATGTCGAAATATCAACGGATGTTATTGATGTTTTATTGCAGAAGTATATTAAAAAGTGGCAGGCTAATTTAAATAAAAAGAATCAACGAGCATCGGATAATCTTTATCAATCACTTGGTTCAAAGAGTGGAGAGTATGGATTTAAAGTTGAAAAAGGCAATGGCTCATTGAATCTAATACTTTACTTACCTGATTATTACTATTGGACTGACAAAGGTCGCAAACCTACAAGCAAAGGTGGGAATGGTAAGGTTCGCAAAGCATTGATGGGTAGAACTGGATGGATTGCTTACAAAGGATTGGTTGGTTCTAACGGAATAACTGTTAAACAAAAACGTAAACTTAAAAGTGGTCAAGTAAAAACATACACTCGCAAACTTTCAGCAATCGAAGCAAATAAAATGATTACCTTTTTAATATCTCGCAAAATTCACAAAAAAGGTTTTAAAGGTTCAAATTGGTTTTCATCTGAATTAAAAAATTTTGAAAAAGAAATAACAACCGAGATGGCAAAACTTACAGGGCAAATCGTAAACTTAACAATTGAAACATTTACTAAATAGATATGGGAATTACAGTCAACAAAACTCCAGAGAATAGATTTAATCCAATCACGATACCAACGGAGTTTTCAGTTTCATCAACCAATGTAAATCAATCCAACTTTAAATATGTTTGCGATGTTTATATCAATGGAGAAACAGGATACTTCAGAATGAAGCAATCACCTCACCCAACGAATGGATATTGTGTGTTTGATGTTTCAGGAATACTTAAAAGTTATATAACTAACGATGCTCCAAAAGATTCAACAAGGATTGAATTTACTCACGCATCTAATTCTTATCGCACATTTACTTTAAAGTTTGGTGAAGAATACGGAGCATCATCTGCTATTGTAGTTTATCCGAATATTAAGGTAATGACTACGGACTTTTATGGAGTTATCAACGCATCACTTGACTTTGATGAATGGGCAGGACAGTTTAGAACAATGGATGATTATACTGTTTTAAATTCATCGAAAAAGTTTTTAACTAATTCACCAAATGCTCAAAATGTTTATTCATATACTCGTGCCTATCTTTATTTTTTAAATAATACAGCAGCAATTAATGCAGCATCTTATATTAGATATATTGGTTATGATTCAAGTAATAGTATTATTGCTCAAGTTCAATTTGATACTGCATACAACGAAAATCAAAGGATTCAATTTGTTGGTGTAGGTTATGCAAATGTTGAATTAATTGTTAACTATTTACCCGGATTTATTCAAACTACAGGAACATTACCATTCATTACAGGTAATGCAGGAATGGCTTATTATACCGTTCAATTATTTGATAGCAGCGATCAGGCACTTACTGAAACTCGTAGATACAACATTGCGGAAGATTGTAATATTGGAGATACCTATCAACTTATATTTCAAAACAAGTTAGGTGGTTATGATACGTTTGCCTTCAGGTCATTTGCTGACAAGTCATATACTGTTACCACAAAGGATACATTCAAAAAGAAACTCGGAGAATGGAATGCAACTGATTATGAATATCACCCATACCAAAGGGCAACCACTCAATATAATACTATCTACAAAGACAAAATAATTATTAAAAGTGATTGGATAACCGAAGATGAATCCGAATGGTTGCATGAACTTGTAACCTCACCTGATGTTTATATGGTTATCGAAGGTAGAGATGAATTAATGGCTATTAATATAATCGATGTTGAGCATCAGGTTAAAAAGTACAATAAAGACCAGTTATTCAATATCCAATTAACGATTGAGAAATCATTCAATAGGTATCGCCAACAGTATTAACGTATGATAAAAACGACATTTTTTTTAGAAGATAAGCAAGTTGATTTAGATAGTGATGTGGTTATTCCATTGAATTATGCCATTGCTGATATTCGCAATCCTGAAGCAAAGAACTCAACCTTCAGTAAGACTATTTCTTTACCCGGAACTGTAAACAACAATGAGATATTTTCGTTTTTATTTAATACAAGCGTTACAGTTAATTCGTCAGGTACTTATCAATATGATTTAGGTTTTGACCCCAACTTAAAAAGCGAATGTGTTATTCTTTACGAAGGTGCAGAGATATTTCGTGGGTATCTTGAACTTAATAAGATTGTAAAGATTGATGACTATTCAGTTAGGTATGAAGTTACTTGTACCGGAAATCTTGTAAACTTATTTTTTAGCATTGGTGAAAAGTTTTTAAGTGATGTCAATTTAAGTGAATACAATCACAACTATACATACGATGTTCAAAAGGCATCATGGAATAACTATATCTATAAAAACGGAACTACTCAAGCATTCAGTTATGGTGATGGATATGTTTATCCATACATTGATTATGCGATGAATAACGATACCGATTGGAAGGTTACTCATTTTAGACCTGCGGTATATGTTTACACAATACTTAAAAAGATATTTAACTCTGAAGGTTTTAGTTGGACTTCTACATTTTTAGAATCTTCTTTATTTAAAAAATTAATTATTCCTTACACACAAGGTCAATCACTTTTAAGTAATGCACAAATTTTAAGTAGAACTTTTAGAGCTTCATCAACAAGTGATTTAAGTATTAATACTTCAGGAAGTGGTGTTTATTCGGTTATACCTTTTCAAGATGATACTACTAATCCAAACTTTGATACAGGTAACGTATATAATACCTCAACATATCAATTTACTGCTGCGAAGTCAGGTACATATAATATCATTGGAGCATTTAATTTTGATGTGCAGTTTAATACTTCAGGAACTACTACATTGACAGGAACAACTGGATTCCAAGTCGCAAGTGTTTACACGAAAAGAAATGGTAATATAATTAATACATTGCCAATTTATATTTGTCCTTCAAATGCAACTTATTTTTTTCCAAATGCAGTAAACATTGATTCAGGTTACAATAGTGGCGTGGCGATTGCTTCAGGTACATGGTCTCAAATCGGAGGAGGTCAGATTATTACTCAAATAGCATTAAATCAAAACGATGTTATTAAACTTGAATTATGGGGAGTAACAATTGGATTTCAAACAGTAATGGGTGTAAGTCCAGCGTCAACTCATTATTGGAAAACTCGTATTCGTAGCGGTGCTTACTTTACAACTTCAATTGCTGACCCTTCAATTATGGAAGGTGATACAGTTGACATGAATGGAGTATTACCTCAACAAATTAAACAAAAGGATTTCGTTTCTTCGATAATTAAAATGTTTAATCTTTACGTTGACCAAGATAAATCCAATCCGAATAATTTTATCATTGAACCTCGTGATGATTTTTACGCATCAACAGGAACAACAAGAGATTGGACATATAAGCTTGACTTGTCCAGAGATTTGGAAATAATTCCAATGGGTGAACTTGATGCCAAGACTTATCATTGGACTTACAAAGATGACGCGGATTATTACAATCAAAAATATAAAAAAGATTATGGGTATAATTATGGTCATAAGTTGTATAGTGTCCGTAATGATCATCGCAAGAATGAGCGAAAAACGGAAGTGATATTTAGTGCTACTCCATTGGCGGACAGAAATGCAACTGATAGGATAGTACCAAGAATCTTCGATGTATCTTCTACAGGCATTCCAACTCCAAAGACAGGTAACATTAGAATACTTTATTATGGTGGAGTTAAATCAACTCAATTTCCATATAACATTCAGACAAGTTCCGGTACGATTTATTCTCAATCAAATTATCCTTATGCAGGTCATTTAGATAATGTAATCTACCCGACATTTGATTTGTCATTTGGGATGCCGATTGAAGTTTATTATACTGCTACAGCATATACTGACGGAAATTTATTCAATCGGTATTGGAAAAAAATGATTGATGAAATAACCGATAAAGATTCAAAGATTGTTCGTGGATATTTTCACATTAATCCGATTGATATACATTTACTTGATTTTCGTGATTTGTTTTATTTTGAAAGGGATTTATATCGGTTGAATAAAATAATTGATTACAATCCTGCCGAAGTTAAACCAACGCTTTGTGAGTTTATTAAAGTTAAAGAAGCACCATCATTTAGTGTGGCAAGTGGCACGATAACAGGTGGTACTACGGATACAGGCATAGGTTTGGATGGTGTTGTTGTTTACAATCCACGAAGTAATGAGAATACGAACTATGCTCGTATGTTTCAACTTCAATCGGGTATGGATAACATTATCAATCCATCTGCTCAAGGTGTTATCGTAACTGGGAATAATAACTATGTCGGTTACAATAGCAATGTTTCAATCATTGGTTCATCAGGTATTACAGTTCTTCCGGGTGTTCAAAATGTAAACGTCATTGGAAGTTACAATACAGTTATTGATTCAACTTATAGCAATGTTACTGTTATTGATAATATCATAAACGGTAATTTAAGAGTAATTGGTAAGATAAATGATTATCGTATTAAGGCATCAGATAGAGGTTCATTGTTAGGATATCTTCCAACAAATAACAGGACAACTTATTTAC